TTCAGGATTTTTAACACCTAATTTTATTTTTAAAAGTCCATCAACCATTTCAGCTTCATCTACTATTACGTCAGATGCTAACTCAAATTGTTTAACGAATTTTCTAAGTGCTAATCCTTTTTGAATATAATCTACATTTTTATCTTGAACTTTACCTTCAACAGTTAAAATACCGTCTTTTATTTCTACAAGAACGTTTTCTTTATTGTATCCAGCAAGTCCTATTTCTAGACCATATTTACCTTTTCCGTATTTTACCAAATTGTAAAAAGGGAATGAAGGTATTTTAGACCAACTATCAAATATATTATCAAATATATCTTCAGTTTGTTTTACGAAATGATTATGGATTTCATCCATTTTAATCAAACCGTTATTTGGGAATAATGAATTGAAAGTCATTATTATCTCCTTTGTTAAGCAAGTTAATAGGTCCATCCACATGATGCAACCTGGAATATATATAGTGATTAATTTTCTGATTTCAAGAAGTTAATTACATGTAATTCTTTTAAATCATGTTCTCTATCAAGGAATTTGTATTCTATTTTATGAACTGTAAAGTCTTTATCTATTTTATTACATATTGTTTGAGGATCAAATTCTCCACAAGAATACACATCAAATTGCATTAATGCTGGATGTACTTCATCCCAAATATGCATCACTATATGAGATGTTTCAATAATAGCAGCTCCAGTAATACCACGATTGCCAACCATATTAGAATACTTAACATAAGGACCCATCATTACTTTCATTCCAATTTCTTCTATAAATTTGTTTAACCAACGCCTAAGAAACTCCTCGTCCATAGGAGGACGGTAAACTTCTGCTCGGACTATTAAATGTTTATGCACTAATAATTTATTATCCATAAACGCGTCATACAACTTTTTGAAACTATTGCAAGAAGATATTTTAATTAATATCGGCACAAGTTCTTAAAACTTCTGCCAGTTCTTCACATCGTTTAGGAGTCTGTTTATGCCAGTTTGAAGCCAACATATGAACTGCAGCATAAGCATAATCTGATTCTTTTAAAGCTTCTAACATATTTTTAAATTTACTTACACCTCCAACGCCTAATTGAAATACCATCTCTATAACAACTCCTAAAGCATCTTCACAAATATTAAAGTCTCCAACCAATGTCATGGCTTGATCACATGCAATATCAAAATCTTTTTCAAATAAATTTTCTAATTCTTCTTTACTGTATTCTTTTCCTTGTATAAAATTATCGGCTTTTGTAATTAAATGTCCATAACCAATTGTAGCTTTACCTAAACTATCTAAATAGACAGTGTTTCTAAAACCTTCGTGTTTTTTAATTCTTTCTTTTACTTTTTCAAAACTCATTTTAATTTTAATACAATTGCTATTAAGGCTAAAATTAATGCTCCCATTCCACCAATCATAGACCAAAGTATTTTATCTACTTTTTTTTCTATTTTGTAAATAGCACAACTCATATGTTTGAGGTGATTGTTTTTAATTATGGATATATCTTTTTTAAGATTATCTACTCTGTTATATAAATCTACCATATGTTCATCAATCCTTGATTTTATAATTCTTTTCATACCGTTCCTTTTTGTCTTTGTTCTTGTCTAATAATTTGTTCGGTCGGCGATAATAATGCAGTTTCAGTTCTAGTCAATCCTGTTGTTGGATCAATTTGTTTACCTGTAACTGCTGAATTAAGAGTAGTTTGGCCATATCCTTGTATTTTTGTAGAATCTGGTAATGCAGGTAAACCTTGTATTTGATTTAAATTAGGTTTAGGTAAATTTTTAAATGGATTTTTTATTTCAGGTATTTCAGGTTTTGATAAAGGTGTTCTCATTAAAGTATTTTGAATATCAGAAATTACAGAATAAGCTTGTTCTAGAGGATTAGGTTGACCTAATTTATCAGCATTTTCTTGAAAAACTTTATAAATATCTTTTGATATATTTAAAGGCGTGAATACATCAGAATTAATAGCATTAAATTCTTTTTTAGATACCCTTTCTCCAGCTTTATTAATAATATCACTTGAAGTTCCTAATACTTGAGCTGCCTTTACATCTTGATTTAAATTTCTTTTAACTTGGAATAAAGCTCTATTAGCATTAATATAAGCATCAACTACTTCTTCGGGTGTTACAGGTCCACCTTTTAAAGTTTGACTTGTAAATAATTGTCTTGATTCCCTAACTCCTTTTTGAAATTCAGCAATTTTAAAATCTAATCCACGCTCCACGTCCAACTTAACAGGTCTAAATCCTGTAAGACCAGCTAATTCATCTCCAAGTTCATAAGATCTTCCATATTTATCATATTTACCCTTTTGAATTATATCTACTGGTTCAATAGCTAAATCTAATCGTTTTAATTGTTCATAAGAAAATGGAGCTTGAGATTCTACTAAATGTCCAATACCTGCTTTTATTTTATTACCAGCAGTATCTTCTGGATTCCATATTTTAGTTCCTTCTTTAGTTACACCATTTCTATAATATAAATCTGCAAGGGCTGATGTCCAAATAGCTTCATCTATAAAAGGTGAACCTAGTTCTTTTGTAGCTTCAATTGTTCCTTTAACAAAATCATCCATTATACCATTTTTATCATTTTTACCCTCATTAATTGCATTAATAACAGTTAAAAAAGGTCTATAAATAGTATCGTAAGCATTTGCATGACTAAAATCTATGTACTTTAATTGATTTGTTTCTTTATCTCTAATAGGAAGTAATACTGAATTTTTAGACCATTTTGGAACATATCTTCTCATTGCTTCTAATTCTTCATCTGCAACATTATATAAAGCTTTAAAAGCTTCTCCAGTTGCATAAGGTACAACTGCTGCTGTTGTAGTCATTCCTAATAATCTTTGCATACCAATACCCCTTAGTGGAGCAACAAGTTCTCCTTTATCATTTTTAACTGTTGTAAATATTTCATCTAAAGATCTTTTAACTATGTTTGTTGATGTTCTTAATATTTCAGCTGGAAAAGCCATAAAATTACCAATAGGTAATTTACGTAATCCTTTTATAAAATCTCCAACATAATCATAATTAGGAATATTATTTTTAACTATATCAGCAGCTTCTTGTTTTAACTCATTAGCTGATTTAGTTATACCCGCTTTTAAATAAGCTTTTTCTAATCTACTTTTTTCACTTAAATATGATGTAATTTTCCAAAAATCATCTTCAGCTGTATATAAATCTTCTCCTACTTTTTTTAATTTAGAAAAAGGTTTCATCATCATTTGTAAAACTTTATCTGAACTAACAGTATCTCCAAAACCAACATCTTTTAATAACCTACTTAAATCCCCTAATTTTGTATTACTATTAACAACCCCTAATTCTAAAAGTTCTCTATAAAAATCATTATTTTGTCTTGTTCCAGGTAATCCAGTTTGTAATGATTTATAAGCTTTACGCATTGCTTCTATATCAGGTATTATTCCATTAGCTGTTGCAAAAGCACCTGAACTTACAAAATTTCTAACATGAGTAACTGGAGATAATATTGTTTTAGCTATTTGAGAAGTAGCTTTTGGATATAAAATTAAATTTTCATATATTTTTCCAATCATACTATCACTTCTTGTTTGTGCAGCCGTTTGTTCCAAAGCATCGGCTATTTCATTAATTGCATATTTACCATTTAAAGGATTTGTAACTCCAGCTTCTAATGTTTTATTTGGATCAATATTAATTTTTTTAAAATTAGGACCTAAATTTTTTAAAGCTTCTTCTTCAGTATCATAAAACATTCCTTTACCCACTTGTTTTAATTCATTTGATTTTTCAAGTAAGTCTTGAAAAAATTGATTTCTTCTTGTTATTAAAGATAGTCTTGCTGTTCCTGATAATATAGTTTGTATTGGATTTTCAGATTTCCCTAATAATTGTTGTATAACTTCTTTATTTTCTTTTGGTAAAGAACTTAAAGAAGTATAACCTTTACTTGAGATAGCATCATCTAAAACTGTTTTTCCAGCAAAAAAATCAGGTAATTGAAATATAGGATCTGAAGGTTTATCTAATTTAAATCCTTTTGGAAGTCTTGCTGATTTTACTAATCTATCTACATAAAAATTTGCTTCTTCGTCTGTAAGTGTTCTACCATTTTGTGAAGCAACTTGTTTAAACATATTTTTTGTTTTATTAACTGCTTCTTCTGCTGGTTTCCAATTAAGCAAAGGTATTATAGATTTATTTTGAAAAACATCATAAGTTGCTCCTAAATAATCTTTAAATTTTTCACCAAATAATTCTTTATATAAATTTATATTTTTAGGATCAATTTTTCCCCCAATAGAACTAAACATATCTCCCCATCCAGCTCTAATTAAATTTAAACCATTTGTAATGTTATCAATAGTTTCATTATTAGCGCCTGCTTTTCTTAAAATATCAGTAACTTCATTTTTAAGATTTTGGTCTAATGATCCAAAAACTACTTTTCCGGTTTCATCTATTTCAGGTTTTCCTGATTTTAATAATTGATTTATTTTTTCTAATGTCTGGCTTCTTTGATTAGCTAATTGTTTATCAAATACTGTTTTAATTGGCGGAAATATTTTATCTATATCTTGATCTAAAGTTCTTGATATTTCTTGAGCTAAATTAACATCAGCAGCTCTTTTTCCAATTTGTTGTCTTTCAAGATCAAAAAATTCTTTTGTTTTACCTCCAGTAGGATTAAGATTTTTATATATATTAAATAATAAATTATCTATTTTACCATTACTTTTTCTTAAATCTTGTCCACGTTGAGCTATTTGTTTAATACTAGAACCTACTCCACTTATAACTCCAGACATTAAAGCACTTTCAGTTCCAAATTTAAGTCTATTTATTAATTCTCTAGCTGGATCATAATCTGTTTCATTTTCTCCTCTATTAAGTTCTGTTGGACCACCTAATAAATCTCCAATGGTTCCCATTTTTTCAACATCACCAACAAATGCAGCATCTGATACTCCTGCACCTATAGCACCAGCAGCAAATGTAGCTAATTTACCTTTTGTATTAAGTTCTGCTGCTTTTTCTGCTGTATTAAGTAATGCTGGATTAGTTATTTTAAAGTAATTACCTGCTTTTTTTGCAAGGATTGCTTCTTTAGTTAAATTTGAAGCAAGCTTAAAACCATAACTTCCAGGTATACCTAAGTTAACTAAAGTTTGGGTTAATTTACCTAATGCTGTTGCTTCTGCTTTTTCATCCCAAGTAGTAGCATCATCAAACATTTTTTCAAATTTAACAGCTGTATTTGTACCAGCTCCTAAATCATATAATGTAGCTGCTAATGAAACCGCACCTTTTGGTATTTGAATTAAACCTGAACCTATACCTGCAACAATAGATTCTAATTGACTTACATTACTATTTTTTTCCTGCTCTAATAGTTTAGCTGATTGAGCTTCTTCTAATTGCTTTTGTAGTTCTTCGTAAGTTGCCATTTTTATTCATATGGAATTAAATTAATTAATTTAGTTTGTTCATCTTTTACTGCTTTAATTAATCTTCCTTCAGAATCTTGATAAAATAAACCTGGTTTAATTAATTCTTTTTTACTAGGTAATGGACCACCCCAACTAATACTTGGGTCACCCCCTAATGCTTTTAATCTTTCTACAGGATTTTTAGATTTAAATCCTTCTTTTGCTTCTAATAATCCATATCTTGTTTTTTCTTCAGCAATTGCTTTTTCTTGCATCATTTTTCTTTGTATAGCTAATTGAGCTGCAGCTTGTTTAATATTAGTTGGTTTTTCAAAAGCCCCTGATTTATTTATAGATTCAAGTACATTTGGAGCAGCTTCTTTTAAATTTCTTCCTTTAAAGAATCCAGGTGAAGCAGCTAATAAGGCATCATAAATGGATTGTTTTTTAGCTTCATCATAACCTAAAAGATCTCTAGCTTCTTTAGCCCATTGAGAAACATCAGATTCCCCTGAAGCTTTAGTTCCTGCTCCTGTTAATCTAGCTATTTCTGCATCATGTTTTTCTTTTTGAACAGCTAATAATTGTTCATAATATTTTTTTTGTTCTTCAGCTTCATTAAATGTTGTTTTTGATGCATTTTTATTATCTCCACCTTGACCACCACCTAAACCTTTATAAATACCATATCCAAGTCCCCCTGCTCCTGTCAAAGCAAGACCGTATTCTTTAGCTAAATCCAATACTTTTCCCGCACCCGATGACGCAAGTCCTTTTGCACCACTAATATAAGGAGCAACAGCTTCTTTTATAGCTGCATTTGTAAACATACCTGGTCTTGTAATATTTGCAGGAGCATTTACAATCATGCTTTCTCCTCCTACAAATGGATCTGTAATGCCACTTACATATCTTTTATATTGATCTAATACTTGAGGATATTTACCAGCAGTTTTTAAAGCACCTTGTCCAATTCCACCTAATCTTCCTAAACCAGTTAAATATAATAATTCTGATGGATCTCTTTTAACCGGTGGATAAAGAGTTTTTTCAGCAATACGTCTTTTTGCTTCTTCATCATTTACAATTTCTGGACTAAAAATATTAGTTATAGAATCAAATATACCTTCTCCATCTCTCAATCCAACTCTTCCACCAGATTCATAACCTTGATCTAATCCTGAAGTAATACCTGTACCTTCACTATTTACAGGACCGCCTCTAAACATTGGTCTTCTTAAAGTATTAGGCATATGTTATCCAAATATTTTTCCAGCTAAACCGCCAAGACCAGTTGCTGTTCCAAGGAACGATTGCAATGGACTAACAGGTTGAATTGGATTGTAAGTTTGAACTTGTCCAGGGAATCCACCAGCAAGTCCAGTTAATTGTTGACCCACTAAACCATATCTAGTGTAAGGTTCGAAAGCTTGTTGTTGTAAAGCTTGTTGTTGAGCACTTAATCGAGCTTGTTCTACTTGTTGTTGCTGTTGACCTAATGTGTTTAAACCTTGAATTTGATTACCAGCTAACGTTTGTGCTGTTTGACCTAATTGTCCTTGAAAAGCTCCTAAACCTTGTTGAGCTTGAGCCGCAGCTAATTGTTGATTGTAAGCTTGATTAGCTAATTGATTAGCTTGACCAAAACCTTGATTTAATAAATTTGCTTGAAGTTGTGCTCTATTTAAATCACTTGAAGATTGATATTGAGCTTGTTGAATACCTTGTCTTGCTCCACCAAAAGCACCTGCACCTACAGCTTGTGCAGATAAAGGTTGAGCTCCAATTTTAGCTTGAACATCATAATTTGCTAAAGTTGAATTAATAACATCTTGTTGATAAGGAGACATAAATTGTTGATATGCTTGTGGTCCAGCATATTGTTGTGCTCCTGCTAAAGTTTGCCCAGCTTGTGTTCCCATTTGCCCAGCTTGTTGTAAATAAGGTTGATAACTTCCAAGTCCACCTGCTAATCCAGCAGCTTGTTGTTGTAATTGATTTTGTCCTGCAACAAATTCAGGACCTATAAATGAAGAATAATTAATTCCTGCTGCTGTTGATAATAAAGGTAATAATCTTTCACCTAAAGCAGTATAAGCCCCTTGTAAATACGGATTAGGTAAGGTTTGGGTTATCGAGGTAGGTACTGGATCTGCCATATTAAGCTCTTGCTTCTAGTTGTTTCATTATTTGGTACATTCTTTTTGCACCTTCTTTAATATCTCCACCGCCTGCATTTCTAACAGCTTTAGCAGTAAATACAAATTCATTCTTACTTAATCTTGCTGGGACATCATCTGCACGTTCTTTTTGACCTATTGGTACAAATCCACCGGCAGCTCTATAATCCATTTCATGTCCATCTAAACTCATTATTCCACCATCTGCTTTTTTTTGATATTTTGATAGAGCATCATAAACATCTTGTTCTGGATTATATAATGTATTACCATAAGGATCCCCTGAAGTTTTATATAAATCTTTTGTTCTATAAAATTCTCCTGTATTTGTAGTTACACCAGAAGCTTTAGCTCCTCTTGAAAGAGCATCATCTAAATATTGACTTCCAAATCCACCTTGTGGTAAATAATATTCAGGATCTTGTGAACCTGCATATCCTTCTTTTTTTATTCCTTCATAAGGATTTTTTCTATCAAATGGATTTTCTTCTGCTAATTTATTCATTATTGTTTCACCTTTTTTATTTTTAGGTTTTACAATAATATCATAAGATTCCCCTGAATCATCGGCATAGTCATAATTTGATATTCTAATATCAATATCATCTCTAAATCTTGCTATTTTATCTAAAATAGGTTTTTTAACATTTTCATATGTTCTAGCTATTCCTTTTTTAAAACCACCACCATATTTAATATTACTTGATAATTCCCCTAATGCTTTTAAAACATCTCCACCTAACCCATATCCAGCTCTACCTCCATAAGCAAATCCAGATCGTTTTAAAGCATCATCTATTTCATTAGAATTAAATCCTGCTGATACCATTGCTTTTCTAATGTAATCTATTTGATTTTGTTTATTTGCAGTTGCTGTTTGTCCAAGCGCGGCTTGTTGATCTTGGAATTTTAATTGAGCATCTTTTGCAGAATTGTAAGCTAAATCAGATGCAGCTCCTACTGCTCCAGGGGCATATGCTTTTAAAAAATCTGTATTAAGTATACCTCCAGCAGCGGTACTGTCATTAAGACCTTTTACTCCCGCATTAAAGAAATCACCAGCTTTTGCTCCACCACTTAAAACTGCATTTTGAATTTTATCTAAATTAGATAAACCAGTCCCATATGATTCCATTTGGTTAATTGCATCATAGGGTGCCCCAGGAACCATTAAATCTTTAAAAGCTGAACCAGGGGCAGTTAAAGCACCACCAATAGTTCCAATTCCTAATGATAAAGGATTAATTCCACGTCTTTCTGCTCCTTCTTGAGAAGCTTGAGAACCTAAATTAACTAATCCACCAGCTATAGCTCTTTGAAGAATAGGGTTTTCAATACTACCAAATAAACTTCCAAGCCCTGCAAATTCTGCGGGCGCTAAAAATGGAAATGCTGCAGCAGCAAACGGCAATGCAGGTTTAATTTCGTTAGGTATTACTTTATCTAATACTTTTGCTACTGGTTTGAATATCTTATTTAAAAATCCCATGGTAATTCCAATATTATATTAAATTTAGCAAGATTGCTAGTCTTGAAGGTAAGCAAAAAGGAGTAATTTACTATGATTTTATAGTAAGGTCAACAGGTTTTGGCTTGAACATCATACTTAAAGAACCTTTAAAAGCATGACCACCAAAGTGAGTTAATTCACTAGTAGCATCGGCATATATTCTACCACCAATATCTGTCCATAGTTTACAAAAACAAATATCTTCTCCTAAATAACCATTTTTAGGATCAACACCTGTTTCAAAGAATGTGTACCAATCTTCATCCATAATCTCTACTTTATTACCTACTAACTGTTTATTAACAGTTTTTTTATCTGGATATGCTTTCTTTAATTTTTCAAATGCTTGTCTTTTAATCATCATAAATCCAGTTGGTCCTGCAGTAATTTCTACAAAGCCATCTTTACCTAATTTAACATTATCTTTATTAGGGAAGTGTACAATAAACTGTAATCCATAATTAGCTCCAAATCCTTTAACAGCGTATGGAGTTAAAACTACTTCTTCATCTTTTTCTAATAATCTATAAATAGCATCTGGATCAAATCCAATATCCGCGTCTATAAAAAGAAAATGCGTGCAGTCTGATTTCATAAATGACGCTACACAATTATTTCTAGCTTGTGTAACAAGTGCCATTCCTGATTGTAAATGTATTGCAGTTGATACATTTATTCTAGGATGTTGAGTTGATACAAATCGCATTACGCTATTCATGTAATTAGTAGTAACTTGATGCCCGAAAGCAGGAGTTGCTATAAATAATTTAATCTGTTTTTTTTTGTTCTCTGACATAATTTAAAAAGTTTTTCCATTCTTGTATTCTTGTGTTCCAAGAATAATATTTTTTATAGTATTTAGTTTGCATTTCTAAGTCGTCTTTATAAAGATTGTTTTTATAATTGTCAATTACGGAATTTAATGTTTGTGCATATCTTTCAATTAAATTATTAACACTTGAATCAAATTCAATCATTGTTGCAAATTCACCACAAGTTTCTGGAAGGGCACCATAGTTAGTAGTTACTACATGACAGCCCGCTGACATTGCTTCAATGGCAGCAAGACATGAAGTTTCTTCAAAGATTGATGGATAGGCATAGATATGAGTATCTTTTAATAATTCTCTTATTTGAACATTAAGACCATAACCATGATAATTAACATTCTTTGTATTTTTACATTTTTCAAATAATGCATCAAATTTACCTTTTTCAGATTCTTCAAAAGCATCACCATAGATCTTAGTTGATGAAAATATATCTACTTCAAAATCATCTCTAGTTTTATTTAAAATATCAATAGCTTTAATAAAAATAGCTAAACCTCTCCATGGTGTTGAAGTATAGGCAAGTCTAATTCTACCTGCTTTATTTCTAGGTGTTTCTTCAAATTCATATGTAGCGTTCTTAATAATAAATGATTTATATTCTGGTATTTGAAAATGCTCTCTAAACTTATTGTATTGCCAATGACTAACGTAAACAAAATAATCTACTGAATCTACAAACTTACGATCACGCATGTATTGAACATTAGGTTGATCATAACTTAAATGTTGCCAAACAACGTTTGTTTTATTTTTTTGAATTAATTGAGGATGACAAATAGAACCAATTAAATTAATCCCTTCAATAGATTCTGAATCTAATTGACTAATTAACTGTTCTTTTAATATCTCTGTTCCACCTTTAGGAGTCATTTTATATTTCTATTTATAAACAATCCATCAACTTGAATCAAGTGATTATTTGAGTACATAAGATCAAATAAATCAACAAACCCAAAACCAAGACTATGTAGATAAGATACAACTTCTTCTATTTGAGGTGCACCTTTATTGTATGGATAAGTTTGTAATTCTAATAATAGATACTTTGTATTCTTTATTATAGGCAAAGCTCCTTTAATAATATTAAGTTCAGATCCTTGGACATCCATTTTAATTAAATCAAATCCTTTTTCTGAACCTAATAAAGTTGTTAATGTTATTGCTTTTCTTTTCTCTGGTTTAAATTCATATTCAGTATTTTCAGGATAAATACCATTGCCTGTTGGTACTCCATTTAAACATTTATAATAATCAACTTCTTCATTATCTTTTGATCCTAATAAAGCTATTTTATAATTACCTATTTGTTTTAGAATATCTTCTTTTTCTGTATTAGCTTCTATCATTAATACATTTGCATCTGGATAAATACTTGTAAATAATCTTGCCCACTGACCTTCATAAGCGCCAATATCTAATACATTGTTAAATTCAATGTTTAAACTTTTATAGTGATTAAATCTCTTCTCGTGTGGTGTCATTATGTTTTACTAAACAAGGGAATAGGCGGAACTATAATTTTAACATCACGTCTTATATCTTCAGGTGCAACAGTTGTATCAGCTTGCGCTTCTGCTTCATCCTTATAGATGTATCCGGTCTTTAAATTTACTATTGTGATTTCTGAATCACAAACAATTCTTATTTCTTCCATTTAATTTGATAACGTTCCCCTGTTCACCTCTAATATAGAAACAATCGCTGTTACATCTGAAGTACTATCAGAAGATAATAACAATGCATCATTTTCTTGTAATACTATAGGGCCATAAGCTAAATTAAAAGAAGTTTTAGCAGCTATATCATTAATACTAATTTTAATTGTTGTTGAATTAGCATAACTATAAACATAAGCAGATACCGTATGTGTACCTGTTGAATTTGCAAATTGTATATTTTGAATGATGGCTCTTGCTGTAGCATTACAAGTATAAACGGTTGTATTAGCCGTTGTTGTAGCTACATAAATTGCGTTCTTATATACGTTAGACATTTTTCTTTATACTTTTATAAAATACCAAGCTTGTGCTTCATTAGCATCTTGCACGTCTTGTGTAAAGGTTGAATTTAATTGAAGAACCATTTGCTCTAATGTTCTAATAATTTGATCCAATTGAGCAGGTGTATATTCAGGTGTAGCGTTTGCAAGTCTTGGTTGATTTAATTTAGCCATTATCTCAATCCATCTGGTTGTGCATCTATACGTAAAGTACCAAATCTAAATGTAGTTGCTACTGTTGAATTTGGTGGATCATTTCCATCAACCGTTGACATTTTAATTGATACCTGGCGACCGCGCGCTCGCATATCTACCTTAGTTGTTGTAGAATAAACTACAGTGCTTGACGCAACTTGGACCGTTGATCCTGGGTATTGTCTTACTAAAAATTCCATTTGAACTCCACCAACTTGATTTTTAAAATCTGGAATATAACGTTTAATAAACATTGAATCATTACTATCACCTATAGCAAATTCAGCTGTTTGTATATAAGCAGGCAAATAATAACCATCTGCTTGATTACCATATTCTTGATTAAATACTGTAGCTCTTCCAGCTGTTAGACCAATAACAGTAGGCTGTGCTTGAGCTGTTGAATTAGCATCATAATCCGTTGCTAATGGATAAGCAAATATATCTCTTGGTGCCCAAACAGTCCTAGATAAAGTTCCAATAGTCCAAACTTGTTCTCTGTAATTATAAGTTACAACTCTATTGATATAATTTGAATTCTGAGAAGCATAGAACCAGCTTACTTCTGCAAATTGAAGATTAACCCCTGCATAAGTTGTAAACTGTTCTTCATCATCTATATCACTATAAACATAATCTTGTACTGAACATGGAATCTGTTTTACTACCCCGTCAAATAGGAAAAATCCACCAGTAGACATCCAATAGACAACGTTCTCCGCTTCAACAGCAGAATGTGGTGATATAGCTCCACAATTTGTACCTGTTTGTTTAAATGAAAATGTATAAGGAGGTCCTACAAACTGCATTTGGTGTGCGGATGTATTTGTAAGTATAATTAAATCACCTCTGGTTCTAACAGCTGTTACAATTTTATTACCTGATGATAATCTTTGAAAACCTGCCGTATTAGTTGCACTAGGAGTAAAATTTGTAATAGATTCTTGATCACCAAATAAAACTGCCATTGGATCGTATGTAGTAGTAGTATTAGGTGTCGTTTGAGTACCTAAAAATATTAAATGTCTATCACGTGAAGATACAATCATATAATTAGATTGTGATGGAGCATTAGATAATAATGTAGCTCTAGTAGTTCTAGATGTTATAAAGGCACTTGTTTGTAAATAATAAGTTTTTCCACCATAAATAGTTGCAATTAAATCTTCTCCCCAGTTATCTAAAACCCAAATCCTTGATCTTTGAGTTATAACTCCTGTTGGTCTAGCTGTTCCCCAAGTAGAAAATCCCCATGATGCAGCTCCCCAACCAATACCAAATTGAGAAGTGTCTACACCTATATTAATTTGAAAAGCGGCAGCGGCGGCTGTTTTAGTACCTGATGAACCTGGTGTTCCAAGTTCAGCTACGTTAATTAAAAAGTTATTTTGATCTACAGTATCATAGACTTCAAATTCTTGTTGCATTTCAGAATTAGTAATATTTGTAATAGTAGATCCAGATACAGTTGAAAATGTAACAAAGTCACCTGCTATACATCCATTAGACGTAGATAAAACATTTACAATTGTTGTCCCTGAAGTAAATGTAAATACAGCAGATTTAGTCGTAGATATTGGAGTTATATCGTAAAAATTGTTATCATAATAAATATACAATTTTCTATCTGTACCAATAGCAGATAATGAATCTCCTGCTAAATCTGTAAAATTGTGAATATCTCTAGCAACTCCAATAAGATGGAATGGTGGCGCAACGTTTTGCCAGCCACCTATCTTTTCAGGGATTCCATAACGGAATCGCATATTATCGCAGTCTGTCCAACCGCCTTCGGCTCCATAAACTGTATCTTGTTTGTTAATACCAGGTCTAGGAAATTTTACTTTTGTAATTGGCATAAAACCTCTATTAAAAGAGATTTTATATCATCTTTTGAAGTTTGCTGGAAGTCCTAAATGAGGTCTACGATCATACATATTTTCTTTGGCACCAGGTGTATTTACATCATTATAATGCAAAAATACTTGACCACAATTCTCACCTTCAAATGCATCTCTCCAATGTTCTAAAATATTTCCTCTGTAGACTAACATATCGCCCGGTTCTAAATCTACTCTAATTCCAACTGTATTGTCACTTACATAATTATTATCTACATATTTTCCTTTAGTTTCATCTGGTTCAATAAATATTGGCCATGGATCTCCACCTAAATTTAATGTTGTAGATATTTCACAACTAAATCTATCTTTATGGCGATGTAATATATCTCCTTTTTTATAAATTCTTGCATATGAATAATTAGGTATTAATTTTAATTCTGTTTTTTCTTCCATAATAGTATGTGTTTTTACAAGTAATGTTTCCATTACCGCATCCGCATAATGAGAATAAGTATCAGGTACTTGTTGATCATTCCATACGCCCCACATTGAATTAAATGGTGAAATTATTCTTTCATCAAATAAAGTTCTGGCAACTTTTCTTTTTAATAAAAAATAACCATAACAAAATTCAGCCAAATCTTTTGATATAGCTTGCTTAATAATTGTATATTTATTTTGTTTAAAACTCATATTTTTCTTTTATTCTTCCATTAAAAGCTAACGTAATTCTTTCTTCATTACTATCACATTTATCTACAGAATGTAAATAAGTATTATTAAAAATAATAATTTTACCTATTTCAGGATCAATAGTTTTATTAAATTCTTTAAAATAAGTACCTGGTTTTATATCTGTTAAATATAATATACCACTAATATTTATTTTAAAATTATTAATTTCATTAGATATATGATGATGTTCTTTGACATGTTCTCCTTTTTTTAAAACATTTCCCCAAGCTTCGTATATAGCAAATTTGTTTAATAATTTTTTTATAGGTTCAAAAGTTTTTCTACCTATAAAATGTTTATAATTTGTCATACTACCTTTTACGTTTGTAGTATTCTTCATAGACGTGTCTAAATTATTTTTAATGTCTTCTTTTAAAGAAGTAATAACAGAAATATCTTTTATTAGATATTCTTCTAAAATCATTTATTTAAATGGATATCCAATATTCCAAATAACTAATGAATATCTTGTTCCTTTTGTAACAGGTAAAACTCTATGCCAAACATGAGATGGAAATACTACAATAGAACCTCTTGGTTTTATATCATTACACTTGTGAACGTTTTGTGGCTTATCTGGATCCATATTTCTAAAATCAAATTCTAATTCTCCTCCTTCATAATCTTCTGGAGCCGATAAAGAACATGTAACTGAAAGTTTTCTTATTTTACCATGAATATTAGGGTCATTTGGTTTATCATAAGGAGCATTCCAACTATCGCAATGCCAATCATAATATTGATTTAATTTATATTTTGTAAATTGACAGCTTTCAGAGTAATCCCAATCAAAATTCCAGCCAGCATTTTTATTTGCTGTATGGATATAAGGTTGAATCTCATCATAAATCCAACGATCATTTAACCATACAATATTTGAATCTCTTTTCTTTTTTAAATCTTTAATATCTTCATCAGTTAAAGGTTGACCAGTTTCAACTTTTGAAGTTTGTCCGCCAGTAAGTGCTAATTGCTCTTGTTGAGAATTACCATATTTAATAATTTCATCACAAAAACTATCTGATAATGCTTTAGTAAAAAACCAATAATGTTCTTTTAATACCATTCTTTTTATATTATATACTTACTTAATCTTTTTGTAAAGATTACCAAGTCCCATTTCTTTTATTTTGATATGCTGCTTTTAAAGACCAAACTCCAGGAGCAGATAATGGTCCACCACCGTTTTCTGAAATAATAACAACTCCAGGTCCCCCAGCTGAATATAAACTTCCATAACCTTTGTTTTGTCTAGGTGCTGGTGCTGGTGCTGGTGTGTAAACATCTATTCCATATGGATTGTTTCCAACAGGGTTTGTTGGACTAGGGACATCTCCAAATCCTTCTCCATTTCCACCGATTGCATAAACTACAGCTGATCCACTTATAGAACTAGAAGATCCATTTCCAGGATAAGATCCTCCGTAAGGAGATCCAGGACCTGATCCTGATCCTCCAGCTCCTCCCGCTCCGCCACCTCCTCCAGATGGTTCTCCAGGTCCTCCTGTTCCTCCTGGGTTTCCTTCACCAGGTGTTCCTGATCCTGCTGAAGTTACGTTAGCTGGATATCCGTCTCCTCCTCCACCTCCAGATCCTCCAGGTGCTCCAGTTTGTCCTCTAGCAACTCCTCTACCTCCACCTGTTGTTGATACTGGTGTTGGTCCTGAAATACTTGATGGTGATCCATTAACTCCTGAACTATCTCCTCCTCCAGCTCCAACTGTTACTGAAATAGATGTACCACCTGTTACAGGTTGAGTTCCAGATTTAAGACCACCTGCTCCTGTTCCAGCGTTTCCAATTCCTGTAGTATTACTTCCTCCTCCACCTGCAACAATTAAATAATTAAATGTAGTTGATGCTGGATTAAATGAAAAAGCTGGATTACTACTTGTAAAAGTAGTTATTTTATTTAAAAAAGTTGGTGTATTAACTACACCAATTACTCCTCCGTTAAAATTACCCATCTAAATTAACCTCCTCCCATTGAGAATTATTTGGATTCCAAACATAATTTGTTCTAGGTTTTGGATCTTCAATTCTAAATCGTAACCATCTTTGATTTTCTTCGTCCCACCATTGAGAAAATTCTTTTGTGTTATTTGGTAATAACGGATTTGCTGGTTCAGCAACTGGAGCTGACCAAGAACCATCCGCATTTAAAGTAAATGATGGAAAGGGTTTTGGGTTTATAAATATATTTTTAATAGGGTCATAAGTTCCACCAACTCCTGCAAACGAACCTCTAAAATTTTTATTCATAGATGTTTGTTTCCAAGATACTCCAGGTTTACCTGTGTGTGAATTTTCAGCAGTTGTATGTGGGGTTGTTGAAACCCATTGTTCTGCTCCTATGGATAAATCTCCACCGTGAGCATTAATATCATCATTAGAAAACACTAATACTTGTAAAACATTATTATCTGAGTCTAGTTCTGCAAAATGTGCCATATGAATTACTTAAATTTTAAGTATTTTGTATATATTATTTTATAAAAAAATAAAGAGTTTTTAATTAAAACTTATTATTTTCAAGGTATTTTATACTTCTTTCCATAGGAAGTCTATAAGCAACTAAAGTATCTATAAAGAAAACAATACTTAATCTTTCTTCATTATCATACATTAAAGTGCTTGTAGCACCATGTAATTGATTAGCATCATAACATAACAAGGTATTATAAGTATTACTTAAAACTAATTTTTTATCTTTATTTTCATTATATATAGTGGTTCCATTATCTATAGTTCCATTTTTATTTAAATAAATAATCCCGGCTAATATGGCTGAATTATCTTTATGTATGTCTTTTAAATCAATTTTTGAATTCATTTTATGAAAGGCAACATATGTATTATCCCAAGTAACAGTCTCTAATTGGAAATCATAATAAAAACTTAAAACTTTAGATATTATAAAATTAAATAATTTGTCATTTATCTGATGTAATGGGCGACTTCTTTTACCCGGCCAATATTCGTCTTTATTAGCTTCAAAAAATTCTAATGTTTTTGATAAATCTACTATTGCATTAGGATTATCAAAAAAATTATCTACTATAAGAGTTGGAAATTTTATATTCATTATACGTAGGTAGTAACGTTAAAAGATAAACTAATCCTATCTTCGTTAGATAAATTTGATCTAACTCTATGGTTTAACCAACCATAAAAAAATATTAAATCACCCACAGAAGGTTTATGTGTAAAAAAATTAGAATAACAGGGATCATTTTTAAAATCATCATTATTAGTATTAAAAAAAACTGTATTTTTATCTGTATTTTCAAAAACAATATCTCCTGTTTTATCACCACATTTAATATAAAATGCAGCACTTAAAAATGATTTTGGGTGACAATGCATTAAATTAAAATCATTTTTTCTATTTATATTAAACCAAAGACCCGTTAAATTTAGATCTGAATCAAATCTTATTTTATTTTTTATTTTTTCAACGCAAGGAATAACTTCATCAAAGAAAGATTTAACAACTTTATTATCTGTATAAATATGTTCACTTTGAAAACCACCTTGATTACTTACAAGACGACCGTTTTTATTTTTTTCTTGTGTATAAGCTTCTTCTTCTAATTTTTTAATTAAATCCTTATTATTTATATTAAAACAAAATAAAGGTGTTATAAAAGCGGGTTTAATATTCATTTCTCTATTATTAATTTATATTGTTTATTAACATTTGTATTAAATAAATACAACCTTCGTTTTTGTATTTCATAAAAATGATTAATTATTTCTTTATCAAATCTATCAAATAAAGTATTTATGTCATATTCCATTGATTTTATTGTTTGGTTAGAAATATCTATTTTCTCTTTAATTTTTAAATTATTTTTAGATAGTTTATTTTCTAATATATTAATGCTGTCTTTAGTAAAAATGTCGGTAATTAAAACTATTCCATTATCTTTTAATACTTTTATTAAATTTAAATAAAAATTATCTTTATCATAAAAAAAATGAGAAGAACAATTACTTACAATAATATCATATTCATTTTCTTTTAATTTTGTATTTAAAAAATCGTCTACAATAAAAGTAACTTTTTTATATTTATTAGAAGCATGTTGAATAAAATTATTATTAATATCTGTTCCTGTAATATTACAATTTAAATAAGTTTTTAAAATATAAGTACCTCTTCCAAAACCACATCCAATATCTAAAATATTTTTATTTTTGATATTAATATTATCTAATAAATTTAAATAAGATATTATTTGATAAGGAAAATCTTTATCTTCTTCTTTAAGAATATATTTATCATCAAAATAACCATGATTTTGTAAAGGATTCCAGTTTTTATTTTTTACAAAACAATGAAAAAATTCATCATCAGATAGATTTATTTGAATGGACATTTACCTTTCTTTCTTATTTCATTATAAGATCCCGTAAATAAACTTCTTATCATATCTCTTTTTCCATCGCCTTCTAATCCTATTCTTGAAACATAATTTTTTATTAAAGAATCTTCATTATTGGTACATGTAAAATTAAATTCTTCTTCTTTAATCGGAATATACATACATAAAGGAGTTCCTCTTGGTATAAAAAACTCACCATATTCTTTAATTATTATTTGTTGATTTAATTCATGATAAACATCAGTAGATATAAACCCAGGCATGACTTCAAAAATTTTATTAAAATCATAATATAAAGGTAATTGTAATAATTTATATCCTTTGCTTGTTTTACATCTCCAAGGACAATCTGCTTTTAAAACAAGTTTAATTTTATTTTTTTCATGCTCTGGTAAATAATCAAAATATTGATTTTCAGAAAAATGAGAAAATGTGAATAAAGAATTAGGAGTTTTCCATTCCCATTTATTAGGTTTTATATTTAAAATTAAATCACACCATAAAATAATTATATATCCACTATTAAAATAATCTTTAAAAGAAGGACATACTTTTACTGTTCCTTTAAAATTTAAACCTTGTTCATCGGGAAAAGCTTTTAATTTTTTATACCAGTCAGGTATAAATTTATTACTTTCTAATACAGGAGTTGTTTTTTCAATACCTGGTATTGTTGACCAAAAAGTAATTTCAGGTTTCTTTCTTTTACAAAAACTAAACATTCTACTGTTTAGTATCTCAATCTATATTAAATGTCTATATATTAACAAAGGAGTTAGTATTAACATTCCACTTAACTGTTTTATTATAATTAGTATAAGTTTGTAATTTTTCATCCCAATCTAAAGCCCCATAAGTACTATCATTTGGTGCTTCAAATGGTGGAATCCAATCAAAATTAGAATTTAAAGACCATGATGGAAAAGGTTGTGGTTCTATAAAAACATTGTTAATTTTATCATATTTCCATCCTCTTCCTGCAAAAGTATGTCTAAAACTACGATTATAAGAAGTTTGTTTCCAATATGTTTCTGGATAAATCCCACTTAATTCTTCTTTGATTAATTCATCATTAGGAATATTATTTGCAACCCATTGTTCTGCTTGCGTAGATAATTCACCGCCGTTGTTAATAACGTCTTGATTATTAATAACTACAACTCTTAAAACAATATCCGTATCTTTTATTATCTCTGCAAAATGTGCCATAATTTATATCCTATGAAGGCCAAGTTCCGTTTTTTCTATAATTATAAACATCATTCATGTCCCATCGTCCGGATGCAACTGAATAACTTACCGCTTTTTCTTTTACAACAATTTTTCCAGAACCACCTGATCCACCAGATGTTGGTGATGTGTTTTGTTGACCATTACCACCACCACCGCCTCCTCCAGTATTTGTTTGACCACTACCTCCAGATGATCCATTGCTAACTCCACCGGCTCCTCCGCCTCCAGGCCCAGGTGATCCACCTGATCCACTTACATAAGTTGATCCTCCACCTCCTCCACCATAAAGTGTTGGTGTTGGTGATGCTGTTGGACTTCCAGCTGTTGTAGATTTACCTGCTCCACCAGATCCTCCAACTTGTGCTCCTCCAGCTCCTCCAGTTCCACTACCTCCTCCACCTCCGGCTCTACCATGCCATTCTCCTGTTCCAGCAGTTTGACCTTCTGCTGGCGTATATCCTCCAGCGTTACCAGTTCCGCCATCAGCTCCTCCAGATCCTCCTGGACTTGAACTAGGTCCTGCTCCAGCCATACCAAATCCTCCGCCACTAGCAGATATAGGTGTTGCAGATCCAAATGTAGATGGATTACCTACAGATCCAGGTGTAGTTGGTGATGCACTTGAACCAGATCCTCCTGCTCCAACAGTTACTGGAACACCTGATCCAGGCACTGGATGTGATGTAATTTCTCTAACTCCTCCGCCACCAGCTCCTCCAGCTCCGCCTGCATTATTTGTCGCTCCAGCAGATCCCCCACCACCTGCAACAACAATTAAATCAACAGCAGTAGTGTATGCTTGTTTTGTAAATGTTCCAGGTGCGGTAAATGATGTTATTAATTCTGATTGAGAACCAGAAGTTGGTATTGTAACTGGACCGATAATTCCGCCATTAGACATAGCTTGAACCTCCGGTTAACTTATATCTTCGTAACTGATAGTAACTTGTAATCCACTATTAGATGCAGCTCCACCAATAACAGATTGATTTTCCATTAGATAGAAAGAAGAATTTTTATCAATTAAATTTAATGATGCACTAGAAGGAACAGAAATTACATTTGCAAATGCAAATGAAGATCCAGCTGTTCCATTAGCTGCTGTATGATATTGACAAGTTAAATTAACAGCTGCTGAAGTAACGTTAGCAACTAAAATTGAATTTATTTTATAAACTTTTCCTGAAGCTGTAGCATTTGCAATCAATACATTTGTAAGTGTAGTTGTTAATGCAAAGCCGGTTGTATTACCGTATATCGAGTTTACTGATACTATATTTGGATTTGCCATATTTTTTTACTCCTTGTTATTAATACTAAAAAACTAATGATATTGCAATAGCTTTTCCAACAGTAGCATATGGATAAAATCCTAATGTTCCTGAGCCATTTGTACCAATACCTTGACCATTTGTACCATCAGCTGATGGTAAAGTAAAGGTTGCAGTAGTTGCAGCTCCAGCTGCTACTTTAATTGCTGTATAAAACGTATTAGCTGTATTATACAATCTAATTACACCATTATTACCATGAGATACAATATTAGTACCATCAAATGTAAAGTTAGTTGAACCTGCAAAAGAACCAGCAGAGTTATATTGAACTGCAGTTGTAGTTCCACCTGGTGAAGTAGTTGTAGATTGTGGTAATGCAAAATTAACAGAAGATGCACCGTCCACATAAATATATGCTTTTGTACTTGTTCCGATAGATACTGTTGTTGAACCGCCAGCAGAAATTGTAGCTGTAGCTCCTGAGTTATTTATAATAACATAATCTTTTTCAATATTTGGAGTTGTAATTGTAATTGTTGTTGCTGATAAAGAACCATTAAGAACTATAATTTTATTTCTTCCAACTTCATCTGTATAAGTTGTTGAAGATGAGTTTGTTGTAAAAGCTAAAGTTGTAGAACCCGTTACAGTTAAGGTATAAACACCAGAAATAGCGTTATCAATATCTTGTAAATTTACGTTTGTAATGGCTCCCCATGTTCCTGAGTTCTCGCCAGTTGCTTGTAAGTTTAATCCTAAATTACTAAATGTACTTGCCATATTATATTCTCCTTATCACTTTTTTAAGGTTTTGTCCATCATGGTAATTGTACCCATATTTGGCTACTTGAAGCATTAACAGTGTTCCATACTTGACCTGTTGTTGGATCTATTATTGCCCAGGCGTAGACAATAGGATTTCCAGCAGATAAAGTCAATGCATTTCCTGTAGGTATTATAATATTTTGTGTTGAAATTGTTAGATTACCCACTCCTACATTTACTTGATTTCCAGTAACTTTATAAGCTATTTCAATTCCAACAGTTCCAGTTTGAACAGTTACACTAGAACCTGTAGCTGTTACTCTTACTCCTAAAGATAAAGTAGGATCACCTGTTGATATATTAACTTGAGATCCTGTTGTAGTTACATAATTTTTACCCACAACAGTTGCAGTTCCAACTTGAGTTGTAACACTTGAACCTGTTGCAGTTACAATTGTAGGAAGAGCAATTACAACTTGACCTGTTGCAATTTGTACACCATTTCCAGTTACAGATATTTTTTGATCTAATTTAAATGTAACCGTTCCAGTAGTTGAAGTTAATTCATTTCCTATTACAGATTCAGTAAATGAGTTAGCTTTTATACTTGGGTTTTGAACTAAAAATTGTAATAAATTTGTAGAAGCATTTGCTCCTGCACTTGCAAGTACAGTTGCATTATTTAGAGTTAATGTAAGTTGATTTCCAGTTGTAGTTACATTTGCTTTTCCAATAAAAGATAATGTACCTGTAGAAATTCCAAGTTCAGCAGAAGATAAAATTACATTTGCAGAAGCTTTTACAATTACAGGATCAACTGCGCCACCCCATTCATCTATACCCCAAGCATCAAATCCCCAAGGTTGAGTTTGTGGAGCATTTACAGTTAATAATAAATTTTGATCGGGAGCATTATCATTCCAACCAGATGATCCAAAACTAGATCTTCCCCATCCGCTTTGAACGCCTACGTATACAGTTACATCTGTACCTACACCACCCCAATTGTAGACACCCCAAGTATTAGCACCCCATGAAGTATTAGTAGCCATAAATTTCCTATGGCAAAATTACTAAGAGATTCTTAGAACTGCACTTGTTGAGTTAGCTGTTGGGAACTGAATAGTAAAGTCGCCGTTTGTTGAAGTCTTACTTCCACCAAAATCTAAAACAACAACAGCTTTATTAGACTGTGTGCTGTTATAAATTAAACAGCAAGAAGCTGTTAATGTTGCAGTAGAAAAAGTTGCATTATTAAAACTAACAAAAGAAATATTTTGTGCAACTGTCACTGTAGAATTAACAAGTGTTGTCCCACCTGCAGAATATCCAGTACCACTTGCTTCGTTTGTTGTAATGTAATTTGTTGTGCTAGCAGAAAAACCAGTCACAGTTGTGTAAAGTGCTAATTTAAAAGTGTTACCTGCACTTGTTGAAAAATTATGTGTTGCTAAGAACAATTCTTGTTTAAATGAATCTGGTACTATATTTGCCATATTAACTCCTTGTTATTTTCCCGGTGGCGGTGAATCTACCACAACTCTAGGTTCCCCGTCAACATATTCGTCTCTTCTTCTTCTACCTGTTTGTTCAACACCGAAAGATTCTCTCGCTTGTTGATAAGACTGTTCAAAAACCTGTATCATATTATCAGGTCCTTTTATATATTTATATACTTCTACCAGAGAACCATACAAAAGTAAATCCTGAGCATATGTAGAAATATAGCTAGTACTTGTAGTACTAGATGTAATAGTAGCAGGTTGTTGATAATATGCAATATTTATTGCATAAGCTGCATTTGGCGTAGGTGCTACAAACCAAGTCGTAGCATTCCAGTTTGCCCAATATTTAGGTTCTGCATAATAAGTAGAAGATCCTGGTTGTGGATTATATTCAGCTAACCAAGAACTATCTTTTTGTAATAAATTAATAATTTCACCACTACCATTAATCATTTCTACGTATCTAATATTACGTAAACCTGATGGTACTGATATAGTTGAAGTTCCTGTAACTGTAATAGAAGATGCATATAGTCTAAATGCATCTATATTAATTTCTCTATAAATTCTATTTTCTGTATTTTGTACAACAATAGCGACCGTTGAATCTGATAACATGTTATCAGATAACTCTGAATAATTTCTAATTTGATCTCTTAGTTCTCCGTAATTCATATCTATATCGTTTGTGCTGTTGCATTCCCACCACCAATAACTCCATTTATTATAGCAGTTCCTGAGTAAGCATTAAAGGTATAATTATTAGCATTAACAACTGTTATATTATATCCAACTGTTGTTGATAATACATCAACTGTAAACCCCGATGCACTATTAAAGTTATTTAAAGCGTTAACATCAGAAAATACCACAGTATTACCTGTAACTCTACCATGATTAAATTGATTAACTCTAATTGTTGAACTTCCTAAAGTTATTACAAAAGGATTATCAGCAAGTTCTACTGCAGCGGGTCCAATAGTTACACTTCTTCCACCAAAAAATCCTGTAGCGTTTGCAGTATTAGGTAAATTAATACTATACGTATCTGAACTAACAGATGTTAATGTAGAACCAACAGTTGTATTTAAAACTGGAATAGTAAAACCATTTCCTGCTAATGAACCCGTTATAACAATAGATGTTCCAAGTTTATTTCCATGACCTGGATCATTAATTAATATTGTTGAACTTCCGGAAATTGAATAAAAAGGATTAAAGCTAAGTTCTACTAATACAGCAGGTTCTACTCTATCAGGTCTTGCATTCATTAAACCTTGCGGATCGTTGCCTGGTATTTTAGGTTCTAATTGAGGTTGCTTTGGTTCGTATTCTGAAATGTGTACAAATGATCCATTCCACTCTTGCACCATTTCTTGGTACGGGAATCTTTGTCCAGATCTATCTGAAATAGCCCAAGATTTCTTCCCAGTTGAATACGTAGTCATTTACATTCCTTCTCCAAAATATGATTTTGGTGAAATATATAAAGATGTTCTTTGACTATCTTCTTGTAAAGCTCTTTGTAGATCATCTTCATATAACATTCTTAATTGTTCAATTTTTTCTGGAGCGTGTTTAACTGATAAATAATAAGCAAGTCCCGAAGTTAATGCTGGTAAAAATCTAAATACAACATCTGGTGTATTTAAATAAGTTCCTGCATCTTCAATTCTAGCTAAATAATAAAATATAAATTGATAATTGCTTGGATTAGAAGAATTAGAATAATTAGATCCTGCCGTTTGATATAAAAAGATACTAGGATTAACAGTTCTTTGTACATAATATTGAGATGGTGTTCCTTGTGATAATTTATTAGGTAAAGCTGCATAAGCAGATCTATCTATTTTAGTAAGTGATATATCTACAGGAGCAGTTGTAACTGTATTATTTCTTACATAAGCTTCTAAAACATCATTAATATTATTAGGAAAATTAGTAGGATCAGCTGCGTAATTATATTCAGCTTGTCCTAATACTAAATTAACAGTTGCTTTTTGGACTTTCCATAAATGAACACCTCTATTATCCCACTCAGATAATAATAAATTAATTGATCTTCTTGCTGATCTTAATTGATATCCGCTTCTACTTCCGTCAATACCTATACGTTCATAAGCTTCTTGAATAAGCTCATCAATATCCAGATTAAATGAAGTAGTTCCGGATGTAGTCATTTTATTACTACTTATCTATAAATAATACAGCACTTAGCGAAGAAGAGTTTCCTGTTATACCAACACCATCTACACAACCTACTGCATTGTTAGAACCATATAATACACCGTCTTCTGGTATATATACAGATTGTGTTCCACCAGCTCCTACTTGAACGATGAAATATACTTGTGTGTTAGTTGAAGAACTAACAGTTGTAGCATTTGCTAAACCATTAATAATCATACTTCCAGAACTTCCAGTTGATTGAACAACTAATCCTCTTAAACGTGTTCTACCGGTAAACGCAACAGCATTTGTACTTGATGATGCTATATATATCGGTTTGACGTCACTTTTATAAGACATAAAAAATCTCCTTGTATTTTTTAGGAGCCCCGGAGAGCTCCTAAAAAAGAATTTTTAATTACAGACCGTTTGTGCCTGATACTTCACCAGGTTGTCCAGTTCCATCAGCAAATGTATATGTAAATACACCTGTAACGTTTCCTGTACCTGCTGTAGATCCAACATTTGCTACAACTGTAGCATTAGCTGCAATACCTGATGCAACAACTAAAGTTCCTGTAAGTGCATTAATACCTTTTGCACCTGAAACTAAATTTTGTGCAAATCCAGTTGAGTTAGCTGCTGTTCCTAAATTAATAGTTGTTGTAGCTCCTCCAGCTGAAGTTGATAATACCGCAAAACTAAGTGGTATAGCACCTTGTGGTAATATAAATGGAACATTAGAATTTACTGTTGATCCAATTGATACTGCAGTTGCTGTTGCTGTTGATGACAAGAATGTAATTACTTCTGAAGCAACTAAAACTCCTGGTGCAACACCAGATTCTTTTTGTTGTCCACCGTAAGTTCTTACATAACCTTGAAATGTACTACGTGTTCCCATGTTTTTATCCTCCTATTAATCCAATGTAGTCATTAGGCATGTCGACTATACGCGTCTACATCAGATGTTAATGTATAGTGATTGAAATATATCTTAATTTATTGAATAGCGCAAGGGGTGGCTTATATTTCTCTCACTTTTATTCCAAATATATAGCTAGTTTAGCTAGCTATAAATGCTGGATCTTCTTCTTCGCTTAAAACAACGTTATTTTGTTGTTTAGCTGCTTCAAGATCCTGTTGAACCATTTGTCTTTTAACTTCTTTTAGTTCAACTTCTAACCACTGCATATCAGTCGTTAGTCTACCCTGTTCAAGAAATAACTTGTTCCACTGTGACTCCAAGTTTATTTTCTTGGCCAGAAGTGATTGGGACAATGATGTCACGCTCAACCTCCTCATAGGTTATATAAGAAAAATTACTTATCTGTTTAACAGTAATTAATTTTTCTAGTTGTTCTTTACTCATTTTTCCCAGAAAGTCAAGTACTTTCTGATGTAAAGATTCTGTTGAATTTATGGGTTCAGATTCCAATGTGAATTGGATTTTAGTGCCGTTTATAAATATCTTTATTAGGTAGGTCATCTTCTCACAGATGTCTTTATAAGAATTTAAGGGGCGAGTCAAGCCCGCCCCATAAATAAAAGTCCTTACGCTCCTGGAGAACCGTAAATACCTCTAGGGTCAGACCAGCCAAAACTGTATCTTTCTCTAGCTTTGTATCTTACGTTACCAGTATCGAAGTCACCTTCCATAGAAGTTCTAATCGGTGATCTTTCAAAGTACTTCATACCGTTTGGTACATCTGTTTTGATAAAGAATGCATCAGAATCTGTTAAGAAGTGATTTACAGTGTATCCACCAGAAACCATTCCCATATTTCTAATTGCATTGATATCGTTATCAGAAGTTCCAACTCTACCAGCAGATTTCATTAATCTGTCAGCAGTGAACTGCAGTTGCACAGGGATGATTAATTTCATTCCTTGAGCAGCAACTTTTAATCCACGTTCATCAGTAAAGTTCGCGATGTCAATCAGCGACTGTTCTAATGAAGTTTCATTCAAGTCAGCAGCAGTAGTTAGTGTATTTTGAAACGTACCAGCAATAGTAGCATGCGTTGTAGAGAATAACGGAGATCCGTCACCACCTGGATAAGTAGTGCTGAATCCATTGTTCAATACGTTAGCTGCAGTCACTTGCTTAGTATTCGCCATAGATCTAGCTAATGCTTTTGTATATCTAGACGCAAGTCTGTCATACAAGTTGTCCTCAATCGCTTCTTCAGTGATTGCGAACGCAAGAGCTATAGTATTGTGCGTATATCTAGCAGTGAAAGTCTCGTTAGCTTGGTCATAAGACACGCCAGAGCCTTCAGCTTTAATCGCAGCATTACCAAATCCTGATAACATCACTTCTTCTTCAAATGCTCTTTCAGAAGTTTCTTTATCGAAGATTTCTTCGTGCTCGTTTTCGTAACGTTTATATTCAAGTCCAAACAGAGCGTTTAAACCTGGTTCTAGTTCTTTAACTAGT